AACCACCCAAGCCACGGCCCGGAACCTAGTCACCAAGGTACAGTTTATGTACGAACAGCTTCCGAGCTGGTTGCGGCTTAAATCACTAGAGAAAAACAAACTCTCTTTACGGCTTGTAAACGGATCAAGGATCGCTGCTAAATCATCGAACTCCGATGCTGCAAGATCTGAAGCTGTATCACTGCTGATTATTGACGAAGCTGCGTTTATCGATAACATCGATGAGACTTTCGCTGCTGCACAGCAGACCCTAGCAACAGGAGGCCAGTGTATGGCTTTATCTACCCCGAACGGTGTAGGGAACTGGTTTCATCAGACCTGGGCTAAAGCAGAGATGTCAGAGAACTCTTTCATACCCATACGCCTGCCCTGGACCGTGCATCCGGAAAGAAACCAGGCCTGGAGAGACTTACAGGATAACGACCTAGGACCTAGGATGGCAGCACAGGAATGTGACTGTGACTTCCTTTCTTCAGGAGAGACGGTCTTTGAACCTGAGTACCTCTCCTTCTACGAGCAGACCTACCGCAAGGACCCCAACGAGAGAAGAGGAGTAGACAGCAATTTATGGATCTGGGAGTACCCCGATTACACTAAGTCTTATATGGTTGTGGCTGACGTAGCAAGAGGGGACGGAGCCGACTACAGTACCTTTCATATCATCGATATCGAAGCAGCTACGCAAATCGGTGAATATAGGAGCAAGGTATCTCCCCGTGACTTCGGAAACATACTAGTGGGCATAGCCTCGGAATACAACAATGCCTTGCTAGTGATTGAAAACGCATCCATGGGATGGGCTACTATCGAGCAGGTCCTAGACCGGGAATACCCCAACCTTTACTACTCTTCTAGATCAGACCAGGATACGGTTGAGAGCTATATGAACAAGTACGAGAAAGGAAATTTAGTTCCGGGTTTTACCATGTCGATGAAGACCCGTCCTCTAGTAATCGCTAAGATGATGGAATATATCAGAGATAAGTCAGTAACTATCCAGTCCAAGAGACTGCTAGAGGAGATGAGAGTTTTTGTATGGAAAAACGGTAAAGCTCAAGCCCAGAGCGGTTATAACGACGATCTCATAATCGCTTTTGCCACAGCACTGTACGTCCGAGATACAGCCCTGAGACTCCGCCAACAGGGTATGGACCTAGCTAGAGCCCAGTTATCTTCCTTCTCAAACCTAAATACCCGCCAGGCTCCTGTGTATAATGTTGGAGATATGAAAAATAATCCGTATACTATGGATACTCCGCACGGGAAAGAGGATATAACCTGGTTACTCCGTTAGGACTATTTATACTTAAACAGCTTTTGAATGGCTAACACTTCTTTATTTAGTAGATTACAGAGACTTTTCTCCACAGACGTCGTAATACGTAACGTTGGTGGGAATCAGTTAAAGATAGCAGACGTAAATCACATCCAGAGTACTGGACGTTACGAGACCAATTCATTGGTTGACCGCTTCTCTAGACTTTACATCTACAATAACAAAAATATCTTCAACCCAAACCTTAACTATCAAACGTTAAGGATCCAGCTCTACTCCGATTACGAGGCAATGGATACTGATCCGATCATCGCTTCAGCCCTTGATATTATCGCCGACGAGTCTTGCCTGAGAAATGATATGGGTGACATCTTGACGGTTAAGACCTCGGATGAGAACATAAAGAAGATTCTTAACAACCTATTCTACGACGTTTTAAACATTGAGTTTAACTTATGGTCATGGGCTAGGAATATGTGTAAGTATGGGGACTTCTTCCTTAAGCTAGAGATTGCTGAGACGTTCGGAGTTTACAATGTCCTTCCTTATACAGTCTATAGCATGGTTCGTCATGAGAGCCAGGACCCTAAAGCCCCAGCTAAGGTCACCTTCTCAATCGATCCTGACGGTATCGCTTCGTCGACCGACCCTAATTACATCCCCAGACACAAAGACAAAATCATCCAGTTAGACAACTACGAAGTAGCACACTTCCGTCTTCTGTCTGATACTAACTTCCTACCCTACGGTAGGTCTTATCTAGAACCAGCCCGGAAGGTATTCAAGCAGCTCATCCTTATGGAGGATGCAATGCTTATCCACAGGATCATGAGAGCTCCTGAGAAGAGGACCTTCTACATCAACGTCGGTAACGTCCCCCCTAACGAGGTGGAGCAGTTCATGCAGAAGACCATCAACCAGATGAAGAAGACCCCATACGTAGATCCGCAAACCGGACAGTACAATCTTCGCTTTAACATGCAGAATATGATCGAGGATTTTTATATCCCGGTCCGTGGAGGTGATACTTCAACTAGAATCGATACGACCAAGGGTCTAGAGTACGACGGAACCAACGACGTCTCTTACCTAAGAGATAAGATGTTTGCTGCCCTTAAGATACCCAAGGCATACTTCGGTTACGAAGGAGACTTGCAGGGCAAGGCAACTCTTGCTGCGGAAGATATTCGCTTTGCCAGAACGGTAGAGAGAATCCAGCGCATCTTAGAATCAGAGCTGACTAAGATTGCCCTTATACACCTCTACGCCCAGGGGTACAGAGGAGAGAGTCTTACTAACTTCGAACTAAAGCTAACAACTCCTTCTATCATCTACGAACAGGAGAAGGTAGCTCTACTCAAAGAAAAGATTGATCTAGCAACTCAGATGATGGGCAGTGCTTTATTCTCATCAGACTACATCTACGAAAATATCTTCAACCTATCCGAAGATCAGTACAACGAGATGCGTGATTTGATTAGAGAGGATAAGAAGAGAACCTTCCGGACCACTCAAATTGAAAACGAAGGTAATGATCCTGTTAAGTCAGGGATATCCTACGGCACACCTCACGACCTAGCCACTATGTACGGTAGGAAAGGTGTCGACGGACAGAAAGTACCCACCGGCTATGATGAGCTTGTAGGAGAAACTAATCCCGAGGGCAGACCAAGAACAAATATGTCCATCTACGGCACCCAGAACGATCCCCTAGGGAGAGACAGACTAGGTACCCACGATATGAAGGGCGGTTACGAATCACAGAACGATAAGCTTAAAGAGGGTAGTCTAGCAACTAAATCAGTGTTCTTTCAAAATCAGGATTTATTCAAAGAGCGTAAAAAACTAATCTTTGAACAAGATCATACTGCAGAAACTAGTACTTTACTAGATGAAAGCAATATTAAGGATTTAGAGAAGTAACATATATTTATATCAGTAGACTTACATACTCATGAAAATTAAGCATTCGAAGTATAAAAACACAGGCCTTATTTTTGAGCTGTTGGTGAAGCAGATTGCTGCCGACACTCTATCGAGGAAAGACTCCCCGGCCGTGAAGGTACTCAAGAAGTTCTACACAGGTAAAACATCGCTAGTTAGAGAGTTCAAGCTTTACGAATACATCCTTAAGAACAAAGGAGTATCCCAGTCCAAAGCCGACACCATCGTCTCCACTATCATCGAGATCTCTAATAAGCTAGATAGAACAGCTATCAAGAAGCAGAAGTACGATCTTATCAAAGAGATCAAAGAGTCTTACGACCTAGAGGAGTTCTTCTCTATGAAGGTCCGGGACTATAAGCCGTTGGCTGCTCTGTACTGCTTGATGGAGACTCAAAGCTCTGAAGATCTTGCTGACCCTAAGTTCATCGTCGATAACAGAGTTACTATTCTAGAGCACTTGACTGCTAAGAAGCAAAACGAAGACGACGTTAAGGATGCGATGATCGAAGAGTTTTCAAAGTACGATAAGGATTTAAGATTACTTACTTACAAGATTCTCCTGGAGAAGTTTAACGGAGAGTATGAAAACTTCCTACCTCAGCAGAAAGACATCCTTAGAGAGTTTATCACCGCTTCTGAATCACAGGTTAAGCTTAGAAATATGATCAACGAGGAGTTAGAGAAAATTTCTATAGAAGTTAATGCTCTTACCCCTAAGATCAAAGACGAGATTATTAAGATCAAGATCGACGAAGTTCAAAAGCTTATCAAGCCCTTGGATAAGAAGACCCGGATTGACGACAATCATATCGTTAACCTCCTTCAGTACTATGAACTTGTTAACGAGCTAAAGACTTTATGAAAAAGCATAAATTCACCGAGCTCCTCAGAGAACTTATCCTAGACCAGCTCAGCGAGGTGAACCTCACCGGGGCTATAGGAGCGACCCAAACCCCTTACGCTTTTTCGAAAGGTAAAAAAGACAACAGAGCCGTCACCGCAATGAAGAGCTTTGGTTACACTAAGACAGAGAGACCAAAGAGACCTTCCAACACTAAATTGTTTGATTTCAGATGAAAACACTACAAGAAAAATATAATGCTATTTTAGAAGGAAACTTCTCTAAAAAACAATTCGTAAGAGATGCCAGACTAGCACACTCGAACCTTATTACTCAGTTCAACAGCTTTGCTGACACCGTCGCTATCCTTAAGAACAAGGGGATGGTGGTAGAAGCTAAGAAAGCTGAAGTAACAGCTTACAAGAAGCCAGAAGTAGATCCTATCGACATGGTTGCACCGGATCTTTTGGATCACGGCATTGAAGCCGAGCTTCATGCTG